CAGCTACTAGATGGCGCTAGCTCAGTCCATGGGGGCCCACCAGGTGTTACCCTGTTCCCCTGACTACACTTCCTACTAACACGTTTGGAAGAGGTGCATGCTATCCAATTAGGCGACAGGTACATGCGTCAAGACCGTTGCAAAGGGTCGAGACTTTCGTCTGAAATTGGACTTCTATTTAGTTTCGCAGTGGTTTTCTGAGATGTTTGTCGGATTTTATTGTGACTAGGACGCCAGTATTCACCCAGCCACTCAACAACGGACTTAACCCCGCGTTTTATAGACGCTCGTTTTCTACGTCTCCTAGGTGGAACAGAGTCTACACTCCATGCTGACCACCTAGAATTTTCAGTTATCCTCATGTGAGTCATTATAACAAGAACAAGGAAACCTAAAAGTTAACCGCCGAATCGATCGGCGATTTGAACTCAACATCGTAATCAACATACAACGACCCCACCACTGAAGAAGCCGAGGCTCCTGTCACAAACACTGCCCAAGCACCAAAACTCAAATCGGCCACAGTGGCCAACGGGATAAAACCCGCACTAGACCCACTAAAAGGGTACGTGTTAGAGACCGTCGTTAGGTCGCCAGAGACCTTCTTCCAAGTCGAATCGACCGGAATAGGCACACTGACCTCCTTCGTGGCGGCAGATGCAAGAGAAAATGTCCTGGTACCGGGACCAGAGGACAATGGTGCGTAGGCTATACTGGACACATCGATCGGATCGGTGTATCCACACATAGTTATGTTGCCGGTGGTGTTGGAAGAGACACTCCCAACAAACACCAACTTCGCGCGTGTGACCCTGTACATTTGGAACCCAGTTGCCTTATTGAAAAACCCACGTAGCGTGGGAGGCAGCACATTCCCACCAGACGAGGGGTTATTGAATACACCAGACACCAAAATAACTGAAGTTAGGCCCAAAGGGCACAGAATACCAGAGTAATTGGTGGTGCCATTGCTGGCAGTGGTGACATTCAACCCGGTGGTGGCGGGAGATGAGGAGGGCGTATTGGGCTGCAAGGCGTCACGACACCCGCGAAATACGTGTGAGGTCCTGGAGACCTGTTTAGATTTGTTGTTAGGCATAGTTATAGTTGTGTGTATTGGATCCCACCACAACAATGGGACTGTACATCACTAGGAACCGTTGGGCAGTACCCAGCCGGCCGCGCCGTGCAGTCTCTCGGCATTTTGTTTAGCACGGAAATATTAAGGAACTTTGCATCCCACCGTTTTGGGCGATTATCCTAGCAACCCAATGGTGCATTTATCGTCTACCCAGGACGGACTGTTAAGCGTGTCAACGCAACTAAATACAAGAAACGAAGGTCAAACTCTCCGCAGCGAGAGGTTGATCACCGAAAAGGAGCGTCACGTCGGAATATTGGCGTTCAGCAGCCAACTGCTCGGCTGGGGTTACCCCAAAAGCCAACCAGAAGGAATATCTGGTTCGCTCAGCGATATCACAATACTCACGGCGCATGCCCCGCGAAAGGTGCTCGAGACCCCCTCCGGGGCCATGGCTGAAGCGTATAGCATCCCCATCGCTGCGCCTATAGCACTGGTAAAACTCCTGCAAGACAGGAATGCCGCCAGCCAAACTAAGACCACACTCGCCAACAGATGCCATCCACCTCCTCCATTGTCTTTCACTCTCGAACTTCTGCAAGCTGATCGTATCCTTAGGCATGCAAGTCTGTGGCTTCCGAACCATAATGTAGCCCTGAGGGGTCCATATGGGTGAGCCCTGACAGAAGTCAATATGCTCCAATTCGTAAACAGCCTTTTCAGCTATCATGGTAAAGCCCTTATCAAGAAAATATTTCTCAATGGTGCATTCAACCACGTGCTGATTAGAGCGCTCCGTAATTAGGACACAATCATCACCGTCATTCACAAACTCGCAATCGATGCCTAAGTGGCGAACGTAAGCCAGAAACATAACACACATAAGGAAAGTGTTCCCACCGCCCGTGTTGGGGACGCCAGATTTCCTTCCGCCTGTGGTGCTAAATCGTAAGGACCCGTTCTCACACCTGCCGACACCGGTACCTACCAACTGCATGTTCAAGAGATAAGCCATCTCCTCCCTCTCCGAGGGGCAAGTGGCAAGCGAGAGGTAGAAGTCAAACTCCAACCGTAACGCCTCCATGCTGACGTGCTGATCAAACCGACTCGCGTCAGCCATTATCGCACAAGGATCAGCAAACCTGCCCCACTTCTCCGCTATCAGCCTCCCACGCCTAAAAGAATTCAACCCCTTACATACAACCCTTGAACCCCACGTCTTGTCCAATGCCCTAATGAAACTATGCTCCCGATGTGCATAGTGCCTGCCTAACGCCACGACGTACCTAGGCCCATAGGACGATATGAGCCTAGGAACGGGGTCCGATTTCTTCGTCAAATCTAATTTGTCGGCCTTGACGAAGCCAGTGATGTGTGCATCCTTCATACTGATTGGCGTAGAGTGCAACGACTCTACGGCTCCCATGTACATAGCACGCTTCTTCGCGTCCTTGTAACGTCTTGGAAATTCATCCAAGGTCAAGGAAGGGAACCTAGCGCACCTGTTAGAGACCTCACCAACAATGGCGAGGCAATCATCAAAGGCACCACCTACCGGACGAGGGGGGGGACCAAACTCACCATTTGGCCTCTTGACAAAGTAAACCCTCTCCTTAAAAGCCCGCTCGAGATTAACCATCGAGGAGTTGTGAACTGTCATCCTCGAGTTGGGCGCAAGCCTCCCAACCTGAGATATAGTCCGACAGTCACGCTTGGCGACCCAATATTTCACTCCAACCATCCGAGGCTGACCGTCATCACCTAGAGCGAGTGGGGCTCTAGACGGTGATGAGTCAAGCCCGTGGAGTAAAACTGGGCCGTCCTAGGTGGTCCCACGAAGATGGGACGACCCGGCGGAGCTGACATACTTGGCGGAAAACGCACGTCTAGCTTCGACGAAAGAGGTGGCATTGGTTATGGCAGCCGCCTCTATTTGATCAAACGACCTGTGGTCGAAGAACAATGCCGTGGCGTAAGGTAGAACCTTAGCCGCGTCGGTTGGTCGTACCCCATGCTTGGCCATTAAAGACCGAGCATGACGCTCAAAGACCAAAACATTTGATTCAGTGCGCAGGCACTGACTCAAATGCTCGCCACGAATGCTAGCCACGAGGAAAGAGGCGAAAGGCGCCACCCGTCTCCTCCTAACTCTGCGCTCGCGACGCCCATCATCCTCGACGACAAGTTCGCTCACCGCATCAAGGTCCAGATCCCCAAGGTCATCGGTGTAACCCGCTAACCTATGGGCCATCTGTTCCTGCCGTGAATTCACCCTCACAGCACCAACCCACCAACACCAGACAACAAATCTTACCCACGAAACAATAGCTGGCAACTTTACGAGGACTAGTCCAAGAGAGAATACGACGCCGACGGCGAAGAAGCATAAAACGGTGTTAAGTAAGATTGTATCCATATTGACGTTGTCGATTAATGTAGGTGCGACCTTTGGTCGCCGTCAGCAACTGCGCCGCGTTGCCCGGCCTCATAACCCGATTAGAGGACGGGGGTCATTAATCCAATGACCAGCGAGTGAAGTTGATGATCACTACATCCCTCCTTAGACAGTAGGAGGTGACTGGTGGTGTAACGATGCGCTACCAAAGCCAATGGCCCGTTTGTCAAACGTGAATGGTAACGACGGACAAGAAAATCACAC